AGGATTGCGCTGAAAGAGATGCAAGAGATAGCAGAAGAAGAAATGTTAAATATCGGAAATACCGCAAAGATAACAGATTATGCACACACTGCAAAGCCGAATTACTTGATGATGAAAACATGGTTTGTATGAACTGTAGTAGCATGAACAAGTATATGGAGGCCGGAAAATGGAAAGAATAGTCAAAGAAATACCGCTAGACTGTGAAATTGTTTTAATATCAGATACGCATATCGGGAGCAAAAAGGCTCACATTACCGGTATACAAAGGGCAGTTGACTTTGTAAAGGAAAAACCTAATCGCTTTTGGATTCATTTAGGCGATTGGATTGAGGCGATAACCACAGATGATAAGAGATATGAAACTGAAACCACAGAGCAGCCGATTCCAGACCTTCAGGCAAAAGAAGCGATAGAAATATTTGAGCCGATAGCAGAACAAGGGATTTGCGGATTGTTGGGAAACCATGAACGGAAGTTGTCAAAGGTTGTGAATTTAGCACGAAATATCTGCACGGGATTAAAAATACCATATGCCACAGAGTCAGCAAGGGTTTTATTTGAACATGAAGGAAGATTATTATTTAAGTTTTTTATAACGCATGGCAATAAGGTTTTCCGATCTAACGCAAAGGATTTTATTCAGCGAGAGGCAAATAAAAAAGCGGCTTTAAAAGTGTCGCTTCAATACAAAATGGGCGACTGTTCTTTAATGGCTTGCGTAAGTGAGGATACTGAAATCTTAACTAGAAATGGTTGGAAAAATATAGATAATATCAGTTTAGATGATAAAGCGGTCACGATGAATATAGAAACTTCCTTTGTTGAAGTTCAAAAAATCAACAGAATCATCATCAATGATAAACAAGAAGACCTATATTGTTTTTCAACACAAACGACTGATTTCGCCGTTACTGGTATTCATGACCTCTTACTAAAAACAAATGTAACAGGCAAGCGGTGCATAAAAGAAAGAGAAAATGGGCTACCGACAGGTATTTACAAAAAAGGCAAAAAATACCGTGTTGAGATAACGAGAGGAACGCAAAAAGTGTATCGTAGTAAGGTATTTAAAACTATAGAAGATGCGCTAGATGACTACCACCTTAATTTAACTAAACATCCACTAGCGACTCCAGATAATTGGATTAAACGAAAGGCAAAGGATGTAATAAAACAAAGTCAAATAGTAATACCGATTGCGGCAGCTTCGGGAAATAGTGAATATAATGTATCGGATGATATGTTATGGTTAGTCGGAGTTCTTATAGCGGAAGGTAGCTTCAGACCAAATAAAACAATTACTATCTCACAGCGAGCAAACAACACGACTAAAATAAGGAATGTTTTAAATAGTCTTGGTATCCAATATTCAGAATATCATAGGAAAACAAATAATAGAAAGTTTATTTGTCCGCATTCAGGTAGAGAATACCAAACAAAAGAAGATATAATTGTGTTTTATATTTTTCAATCAGAGTGTAAACAAATTTTAGATTTAATATCAAAAAAGGATGTGCCTGAATGGATTCAATATATATCAGACAGGCAGTTTGATATATTCCTCGATGGTATGATGTTCGGAGATGGACATTGGGCAACCATCGGGCATAGTGGTTATTATTATACAAGTGACACGTCTTTAGCTGACAATTTTCAAATAGCATGTGTTACCCACGGATGGAAGGCTGCGGTAAATCCAATTAAAGACGGGGCGTATGCTATTGGAATACATAAACACCTAACAAGTGCAATATGCCTAGGTCAGGAAGCTAGTAAGCCGCAAATCAAAAAAAACGACAAACGAACTTGGTGTATAAATGTACCTAATGGCACTATCTTCACAAGAAGAAATGGCAAAGTCGCTATCGTTGGCAATTGTGGTCATGCTCATTGGCTAGGCATAGTTCCACCTGCTAAACTTCTTTATCTTCGGGACACGGAAGAGGGGATAAAGCATAAGTATCTTAATCAAGATGAAATACCGGAAGGATATATTGACTTTGACCGCCGCTGGTATTGTTGCACAGGCTCTTTCTATAAATTGTTTATTGACGGAATTTCCGGCTATAATGAACCGTTTGACCCTAATGATTTAGGTTTTTTAGTTGTCAAAATTGAGGGCGGAAAAATAGTTGACGTGAAGGAAATAATTGTATAGGCTGTAGCTGACTTTGGGTGAAAAAATAAAGCAGTTACAAAGTATGTCAAAAACCACAAAGAAAGGAAATAAAAAATGATTGAACGAATTTATGTAGCCGCACCGTATAGCTCAAAGTGTTATGAATTGCACAGCGTTCCGCGCGAAGTTCAGCAAAATGTTGATAGGGCAATAGCGGCGGGGAATGTAATTCACGACAAAGGCCATTATGCTTTCGTGCCGCACCTTACACATTACTTGCATATTCACTATTCATGCAAGGTTGACCGTGGTGTATGGTATTATGATTATGATAATACTTTTCTCGACCATTGGGCGACCTCTTTTCTTTATTTAGCTCCTAGTTATGGCGCGGATGAAGAACTTGACAGAGCAAAGAAATTAGGGTTAAAGATATATTATAATCTTGATGAAATACAGGAGGTATAATGGTTAAAGAATATCATAAGCTCATTGATGTTTTATTTCGCTCGCTAAAGCAAGCCAGTCAAGGTAAAGGCAAAGAACGGCATGATGTTTTTGGCGATAATTTTGAAGACCAGCCGATCATGTGGATTGAGAAGCATTTTAAATCTTTTCAATTAGGACAAGCCGTCAAAAAAATTCACGAAGCGCAGACACTTCCGAAAGAGAGGGCGATAGCCGAACTGTTGGGCGCGATAAATTACCTGGCGGCGAAGGTTATTGATTTGGAGAATAACTAGGCATTAACCTTAATTTATGATAAGAATGAGCAACGAACAAAAATATATTTATGGCTGGAAAAACAATTCAAAACGGCAAACACTTTACGGAAGAACTTGCCGCGTTATTGCAAGAATGAAGATGAACAGCGCGTGGGTTGAATTTGAGAATGGACAGCAAGAGTGCATATCACGAAATGCTTTACGGAAGGTTAAGGAGAGAAGAAAAGGAAAAATAACTTGATTTTAACCTAAATATATAGTATAGAAAACAGCTATGCAGACAGAAATCAAAACCGCAAAAATATCCGAAATAAAGTTAAACCCCGACAATCCTAGAACAATATCAAACAAAGACATGGAATTATTAATAAAGTCATTAAAAGAATTTCCAGAGATGTTAAATCTTCGGGAAATTGTGGTTGATGAAAACATGGTTGTTTTGGGCGGAAACATGAGATTGTTGGCACTTCAAAAAATGGGCGTAAGCGATTGTCAAATCAGAATGGTCAGCGGTCTAACACCTGAACAAAAAAGAGAATTTGTTATAAAAGACAATTCCAATTTCGGGCGGTATGATTTTGATACATTGGCGAATGAGTGGAGCGACCTGCCATTGGTTGATTGGGGCGTTGATTTGCCGGATGATTGGCTGGATAGGAATAACATAAACGAAGACGAGAGCGAGGAGCGTATTGATGCAAGAGAGCATGAATGCCCTAAATGTGGATACAGGTGGTAGGGGCGGTCCAAGGACAAAACATAAAGATAATTCGCACCCATTAACAAAAATTGCATTACGAAAATGGATAATCAACAAAATTGGTGTGAAAAATCTAAAGATTCTAGATGTTTATGGTGGTTATGGAGTGATGTATAACACGTTATATTCGAAGATTAGCATTAGCTATGAAGCAACAAAAGGCGATGCTCTTGATTGGTTAAGAAACAGAATTGCGCTTGACCACACAATTTTTGATGTTGATCCTTACTCATCGCCATATGAGGCACTTATTGAAATTAGTAAACGATATCAAAGCAATAGGCTTGGCATTTGTTGTACAGATGGATGTTTGAGGCGGCAATGTCATATGCGCGGCAACATTCCCACAACACTACAAGCACTTTGTGGTTGGCCTGGAAGAGACCATACATTAATGGCAAGTATTTATTACAACTATCCTGCATATTTGCGTGGAATTTTACATAAGATATTTCCATTAATGCAAATTGAGAGCCTTGTCGTTAAATATGGCATTGGATTCGGCAAGGCTTCAACTGTTTTTTTTGCTGCAATACTTAAGGTGAAACATTGAATCATTTAGAATTTTCGCAAGTCTTCTTTAATGTAGTATTTTTTCACATGAGCGCTCAAAAAAGATTCAACAGATATGCGGAATTTACTCCAGTTGATTTGTTTTGCATATGGATGATAGTTCAATTTCCCGACCTTGTAAAAATCAACAAACTTGTATGTTTGATCGATCAATCGGTATACTGCATCCGGGTTAATGACCGGCTCGAAGCTAACCCACGTTTCAAGTCCCATATTATGGGCTTGCCTCAAACTTTCAATTCGTTCTTCCGGCAGTGCTGCTCCCGGTTCCCATTGCAGGGACTCCGCAGGATCGTCGGTTGTGAGAGTGACGGCAAACTTGTTTTCGTGGTTTTGAGAGAGAATGTCAAAATCCCTGGCAGCCCTTCGCCCACCCTTCGTAAGAATTTGGACGGGGAATCCGTGGCGGTTCAAGGCATGAATAGCCCTGCGTGTCAGTTTAAGGGAGACATCAAGGGGCTGGTAAGGATCGGACATAAAACAGAGCAAGACGGGCTCTTTTTTATGCCCGTTCCATTTTTGGAGATCATCACCAAGTCTGCTAATAATATCTTTTCTGGCAGTAGCCGACATAAAAGCATGGGTGGATTTTTCCCTGATCAGCCTAGCGTAACAATAAACACACCCGTGTTCACACCCCTCGTAAAGATTGAGCGCAAGAGGAGAATACTCCCTTGCCTTTCCTTTTGGTTCATAAATTACTGGCATTTTATTACCTCCCATTTTGCTTTAAATTTAATCACAAAAAGGAAAACATGTCAAGTAAAATCAATACTTATGGGTAAAGCATGAAAATAAAAGACGAAAACAAAAACTAACTGTAATACAGAGATAAATCTATGACAGAGGAATTAACATCGTGGGGAAGTGGTTTAGGAAGGGGGGGTGATTAAACTGAAATGCACATGTAACGATTACGGATACTGCCCGGAACATGGCTACGTTCAGCCATAGGCGGGGGACGCATCCGCACAAACACGCAGAGCGCAAGGCGATGGAGAGAATACGAGCGAATATAAAAATGGTTATCAAAAAAATAATGGCGCAAAAAAACACAGGAAAAACGGGATATGAAAAATATCCTAAATTATTTAACTCTAAACGCTGGGAGTGGTTACGGTTAAGGACATTTGCTCGTGATAATTATACTTGTAAGCTATGCAATAGATTTACTCCTGCTCCGCAGTGCGATCATATAATCCCGCACGGTGGAGACAGTGATTTATTTTACGACGAGCAAAACCTACAAACATTGTGCATCACTTGTCATAATCGGAAAACAGCAAAAGAGCATGGGGGAAAAATATCGGGATGTGATGTGTGTGGAATACCAATTGATAATAAGCACCCCTGGAACACAGGGGGGGGTGGCAAAAATGTCTAGAGGGGTAACGCTGGAAATCGAGCGGGGAGCTCGGCTCGCAACATCGCAAAATTAGAGGAGGGGGGGTAAAATGCGTGGCAGAAAACCTAAGCCGACAAAACTAAAAATATTGATGGGAAATCCGGGACATCGGCCATTGCCGGAAAACGAATTACAACTAGAGGTTAAATTTCCTGCGTGCCCTGATGGTCTCACCCCTGAGGCAAAAAAAATATGGAAACGGGAAGCAAAGAAGTTAGAACCATCGGGAATATTAACCGAACTTGATCAGACTATATTCGCAATGTATTGCGAATCATATGCGACATGGAGCGATGCAGTATTACAAATTGCAAAAAGGGGCGTGATTGTGGGAACAAAAACTGGATTTCCAATACAAAATCCTTATGTGCCGGTAAAGAATACAGCGTGGAAACAAATGAAGGAATGCTTAGTTGAAATGGGGATGACTCCGAGTAGTAGAAGTAGAGTCGCGGTTAATCAGCAACCTAACAAAATAACGAGCAAAAAGGAAAGATTTTTCGCGTCATGAAAATAAAAAGAAAAAAAGATCGCGCCACCGCTTATGCACACAAGGTACTAAGCGGTGAAATACTGGCAGGGGCTTACGTCCGGGGAGCTTGCCAGCGTCACCTTAACGATTTGGAAAAATCAAAATCAACATCTTATCCGTTCGCGTTTAGCGAACACAAAGCAAGCGAAGCAATCGCTTTTTTCGAAGAGGTGCTGCATTTAAACGGTGGACAATATGAAGGGAAACCTTTTCTTTTGTTTGCATGGCAGGATTTTATTATTGGGTCGTTATTTGGTTGGGAAAGGAAAAAAAATAAAAAGCGCCGTTTCCGCGTCGCTTACATTGAAGGCGCGAAGGGGTGTGGTAAGTCTCCGCTTGCCGCGGGCATAGGATTGATGGGAATGCTTGCAGATGGAGAAGCACGAGCAGAAATATATGCCGCAGCGACCAAACGCGATCAGGCCATGATATTATTTCGCGACGCCGTTGCGATGTATGAATTATCGCCGGAGATTAATAAACGCCTTATTGCATCCGGAGTTGGTGAAAAATGTTGGAATTTATCTCATTTGGAAAGTGGCTCTTTTTTTCGGGTTATTTCATCTGACAAAAAACAATCTGGGCCGCGACCCCATATTGCTTTACTAGATGAAATCCACGAGCATACGGACGGGACAGCTATCGAAATGCTTAGAGCAGGATTTAAATTCCGAGAGCAACCATTAAGTTTTATGATTACTAACGCGGGACATAATACATCAAGCGTGTGTTGGGAATATCATGATATGGGAAGTAAAATTGCTTTGGAGCAAATTCAAAACGATGAATTTTTTTCTTATATTTGCTCGCTTGATGAAGAGGATTTAGAAAACGATAAATATTTAACCGATGAATCATTGTGGCCTAAAGTTAATCCTTCATTGATTCACGGCCTGCCAGGATACGATTATATTAGGAGCCAAATAAAAGAGGCTTACGGCCTCCCCTCGAAAATGGCTACTGTTAAGCGATTGTGTTTTTGTGTTTGGACAGAAGCGGAAAATCCGGCAATTTCGCGCGACGCATGGGAAGCGTGCAAGGATAAAGATTATCCTCTAGAAATTTTACAAAATCGCCGTTGCTGGGGTGGATTAGATTTGTCTGCCGTTCACGATCTAACTGCATTTGCATTAATGTTCGAACCATCTGAAGCCGATCCTTACTGGCGACTTAAGGTATGGTTCTGGCTTCCCGGCGTCGAACTTAAAAAAAAAGAAGACCAAGACCACGTGCCATATATCGCGTGGCGGGACGCTGGTTACATTAACGCCGTGCCACGCAAAACCATAGAATATGACTTTGTCGTGAAAGATATTTTTGAAATTTGTAATAAGTTTAGTGTGCAGAAAATCGCCTTTGACCGCGCTTATGTCGAGAAATATTTTTTGCCCGCGTTAGACAGAAGCGGATATCAATTACCGGAAATAATGCCTTTCGGGCAGGGATATTTATCGATGGGACCGGCGGTAAAAGTGTTTGAAAAAAAACTTATCGGCGAAACATTACGACACGATGGTAATCCATGCCTGACGTGGAATGCCGCGTGCGTAGTGGCGGAGGCGAATGCTGCAGGCGATATAAAATATTCTAAAAATAAAGCAACGGGTCGGATTGACGGAATAATTGCGGCTGTAATGGCTTGTGGAATTCTGGAAGAAGTAAAAACAGCATCTGTTTACGATAGTAAAACAAAAGATGAAATAAGAAAAAGCTTACTGGGGCAGGCTTAGTTATGGAAAAACAACTTTACAGAGTTGACGAGGTGGCGCAATATTTTGACGTTTCGAAATCGCTGGTTTACCGGTGGATTGAATGTGGGGATATTGAAGCCGAAAAATATCGGGGAACTATTAGAATATCTTACGATGCTATAATCGCCTATCGTGAAAACCACAAAATGAAACCGCTGGAATAAAAAGGAGAGATAGTGCCTATGGCGGATTTTTGCTTAACTTGCCTGGCAAGAGGTGTTTGCGAATCAATTTGTCCAGAGCTCAAATTACATCTGCGGGAAATTGAAGTAAAACAAAAAGAGCTTCCTATTCGCTTCCCCCGGCGTGGCCGGGTGGAGTGGGCGCCGCCGCCCACTAAGTTGACGAAAAGAGAACGGGAAATCGTTACGCTTTTTGGGAAGGGGCTCTCGCGGTCTGAAACGTGCGAACTACTTAAAATAACAAAAAAAACGCTTCGCAATAATCTCGCCAAAATAAAAAAGAAGCATGAAAAATAGGGACGCTTTTTACTCTTTGTAGAGAGGTAATTTTATTACCTACTCGCGAACTGGCGTTCCAGTGAGGGCTGCAATTAACTTAGGGAAACAAAAAAGCAGGGGCGGGGGTTTTTTTTGCAAAATAGACGCTTTTTTCAAAACTTGAAATCGCACATCAATCTTGATGTTCGAGACATTTTTCTTTTTGGCGGCCTTTTGCTTTTTGGTTACGGACTATATCTTTTGCGACCGTGGCTTTGTTTCACAATTTGCGGCTTGATTTTTATGCTCTTTGCTTTTTTTTTACGGAGTAACAAATGAGTTTTGTATCGCGCTTGCGACCCAAGGCACGTTCATCTCGCGAGTTGCAGGAATTTATTTTAGGCGTTTCGGGCGGCTCTACTTCTAGCGGGATCAGCGTAACTTCCGACAACGCGACAAAATCAGCAATTGTTTTTGCCTGTGTGAATATTCTTTCACGGGCTTTTTCTCAACTGCCCTGCCACCTTATGCAGCAAAACGGCAAGGACAAAAAAAAAGCAACAGAACACCCGCTCTACTTTTTACTGCATGATCAACCGAACGAGTGGATGACCGCGCCAGAGTTCTGGGGTATGGCATTAGTTCATCTTCTTTTGCGCGGAAATTTTTTTGCTCTTAAAAATACCCATAAGGGACAGGTGAACGAATTAATCCCGTTGGCTCCGAATGTGGTTCAAGAAGTTAAACAAACTGATTTTTATAAACTGATTTACAAATGCCGTTTTCCCGATGGCTCAATAAAAGAAGTTCAAGGCTCTGACATTCTACATCTTCGCGGCTTATCAACAAACGGCTACATGGGCATGAATCCAATCGAGCAGGTGCGGGAGAGTATCGGATTTTCGTTGGCGGCTCAGGAGTTCGGCGCAAGCTATTTTGGAAACGGAATCCATCCGGGTGTTATTGTTGAACACCCCAGCACACTGAAAGACCCTAAAACATTCACCGATATTTTTATGGAAACATATAGTGGATTGGGTAAGGCGCACAGAGTAATGCTTTTACAAGAAGGAATGAAAGCACAAAAGATTTCGATTAATCCGCAAGACGCACAATTTCTCGAAACGAGGCGTTACCAAAAAAAAGAAATTGTGGACATCTTCTTTTCCCTGCCGCTTTCCATGTTAATGGCGGATGATACCAATCCCACCTTCGCATCCGCCGAACAATTTGGATTATCCTTTGTAATATATTCGCTAATGCCGTGGGCGGTGAATATTGAAAAAGCACTAGCCAGAGATTTGCTCACCCCAGATGAAAGAAAAACACACTACGTAAAATTTAAAATGGACGGGTTGATGCGCGGCGATATGGCAACGCGCTTTGCCGCTTATTCTACGGCAATTGATAAAGAAATTATGAGTCCTAATGAAGTCAGGGAGCTTGAAGATTTGAATCCGTATGAGGGCGGTGACGAATATAGAACGCGGACTTCAACAGTAAAAGATATGGGAGGCAAAAATGCTTAAGTACAGAAATATAAAAAACGCTGAGGCAACAGCCAAATTTTGGGGCAAGACCCTAACAAAACAGGAGTGGTATAAAATTGAAGCGGCGGCAAATGATAATACCGAAATTATAGTATATGATGTTATTGGGTGGCCGTTCATTGAGGCCGATGCTTTTGTCCGCGACCTTGCTTCAATCAAGTCAAAAAAAATCACTTTAAGAATTAACTCACCGGGCGGTGATGTTTTTGATGGCGTGGCGATTTTTAACGCGCTAAAAAACAAAGACGCGGAAATTATAACAAGAGTGGAAGGCCTGGCCGCGTCTATTGCTTCCATCATCGCCCTTGCTGGCGATGAAATCCAAATGCACAAATCCGCAATGTATATGATTCACGACCCTTGGGTTTTGGTCGCGGGTAACCAACACGATTTGCGTGACATCGCGGACGTCTTGGCGAAGATTGGCGATAACATGCTCGACATCTACTACGATAAAGTAGGCGGCAAGAAACGCGAACTCAAACAGTTAATGAAGGACGAGACGTGGTTTAAGGCGAGTGAAGCAAAAGAGTTTGGATTAATTGATACGGTTTTAGAAACCGAAAAAAAAGTCAACGCGCTTTTTGACCTCTCTATGTTTGCCAACGCGCCGGAAGAAATCAAAACGGAAATTGAAGGTAGAGACTTAACGCTGCGGGAACTTGAACGTGCCTTGCGGGATGCAGGGGCTTCAAGGTCTTACGCGGCCAGAGTGGCGGCGGGAAGCCGCGATATATCGCGGAGGGATTCCGCGAAAGCTGAGAAATTAGAAACTTTAATTAATTTAATTCGAGGAGGAAAATAAAAATGTCCAAAGACATTAATGTTGTCATTGAAGATTTGGGGCATGCCTTTGAAGAGTTTAAGGCTGAAAACGATAATCGCCTCAAAGAAATCGAAAAAAAAGGCCATGCAGACCCGCTTCTGGCTGAGAAGGTTGAAAAAATAAACGCGGAACTCGACAAAATATCCGCGATGAAAAAAGAACTCGAAGACTTGCAGACCATTATTTCTCGCGGGAAATATCCGGGCGGCGGACAGACTGAGATTGATCGCGCGAAAGCCGAACACAAAGAGGCATTTGAAAAATGGTTCCGGAAAGGTATCGAGGGAAATTTGAAAGAATTGGAGGTTCGCGCTTCTTTATCCAGCTCATCTGATCCGGACGGCGGCTTTACCGTTCCTACAGAAATGAGCAAAGAAATTGACCGCGTTGCTTCAACTATTTCTGTTATGCGCCAGCTCGCAACCGTTGTGAATATTTCTACCGACACTTATGAGAAGCTAGTTAATCAGGGTGGCGCAACCAGCGGCTGGGTAGGAGAAAAAGCATCAAGAACTGAGACGAGCGCTCCGCAACTGGCCAAGATTGCTATCAACACAAAAGAATTTTACGCAAATCCGGCGGCAACTCAAAAACAGCTTGACGACTCTTCCCTAAATATCGAGCAGTGGCTTGCTGATGAAGTGGCTACTGTGTTCAACGAAGCCGAAGGCGATGCGTTTATTAACGGTAACGGTGTAGAAAAACCAAAGGGCATTCTGGGCTATACAACGGTTCCTAACGCTTCTTACGCGTGGGGGAAAATCGGCTTTATTGCAACCGGCGCAAGTTCTACTTTTACCGACGTGGATAAGCTGATTGATCTACAACAGGCACTGAAAGCTACCTACCAACCAGGCGCGGTTTTTCTAATGAATACATCAACGCAGGGTACGGTGAGAAAATTCAAAGACGGTGAGGGGAATTACATTTGGCAGTTGGGCTTAAAAGAAGGTGCGCCAAACCTGCTATTAGGAAAGCCTGTGGTCATTGATGATAATATGCCGTCTGTTGCTAGCAATAAATATCCAATCGCCTACGCAAATTTTAAAAGAGCATATTTGATTGTTGATCGCTTTGGTGTTCGCGTTTTGCGTGATCCCTACACAAATAAACCATACATTCACTTTTACACGACAAAGAGAGTTGGCGGCGGAGTTGTGATGTATGAAGCGATTAAACTTTTAAAAGTTGTTACAAGTTAAAAAGGAGGAAAAACAAAATGAAAGACCTTTACAATAATATTGAAATAGAAACCATAATGGCTCCTATTGCCGTTACGGATCATACCAGCGATCAAGATATCGATCTTGCCGGTTTTAATTCCGCCGTTATCGTTGTTTCAACGGGCGCGGGGAACATTGACGACCCTAACTATATGTCGCTTCGGATTTCCCACGCCGACGATGATGGAACGGGTTCGGCTGGAGATTATGCTTATGTGGAGGATGGCGATTTGCTTGGCGCTGGTAGCATTACGGACGGCGTACCAGCAACACCGCTCATTGACGACGAAAATACGACCTTTATGGTTGGCTATGTCGGCGGCAAGCGATTTCTCAAAGTTGAACTGAGGGCAGCGGCAACGACTAATGCAGTTATTGGTATTCACATTATCAAAGGCCATCCTCTTGATGCGCCCGCGATAAGTTAAAACCTGTCCTTCGATGGATACTCGCTGGGGCGGTCGATCCTGCCGCCCCAGCGGGGAAACCACAGGATTTAAAAGGAGAAAAAAAATGAGTTATCAATCTAAGGTTTACAGAAAACAAGGTGGAGAGGAATTTGTTGTTGCGGACGGCGGAACTATAACTGTGGAAAGCGGCGGCACGCTTGCACTGGAAAGCGGTAGCGTTCTGAGTATTGCGGATGGAGCGCTGGAAGCGCCTGACATCGCATTAGCACAGGGGAGTATTCTTGTTGGAGATTCAGATGGCAAAGCCGCTGCTATTTCTGCGAAGACAAGTGGACAAATATTGGTCGGCAACGGAACCACAGTGGCTAGTGTCGCTGTAAGCGGTGATATTGCTTTAGCCGCGACTGGTGAAGTGACAATACAAAACGGTGCTGTTGAAGATTCCATGATTGAAGGTCTGAGCGCCGGGCAGATTATTATAGGCGTGGACGGTACGGCGGCGAATAACACAAAGGTTACCCTTTCCGGTGATGTGACGATGGATAAGACCGGCAAGGTAACCCTTGCGCTTCCGAAACTAGTTGCGGCAGATGATAGTGTTACTATGTCGTACGAAGAGAATATCGCCGGTTTGTCTTCGGCGATAACACTGGCGAACGAAATACGCGGTGATATTATCAATCACTTTGGCAACGCCACCAGACACACAACATTACAATCTACTGCCGCAATAAAAGATGAAGCCGACGACCTTGCTTCGTTGATCGCTCTCACAAATTCTTTAATGACATTGTATGCAGCGCATAACGCCGATATGGTTCTCGGTTCGGGCTGGGCTTATCACTCTGCACAGGGCGCGGCGAAAGCTCTTTCGAGCGAAGTCGCTACCACAACTCTTGCCGGTTCTATAACCATGCTAAACGACATTAAAGCAAAATACAACGGCCACGAAGCTGATACTACTGGCCATGCCGATCAATCCTCTGTTACCGCCGACCAAGTGGCGGCCACTGACGCGGATTATGGCGATACTAATCGCGTAACAGTAGCCAATGCCGCTACCGGAGATATTGTGTTTTGGAATATTCTGGATGACGGAACTGAAGGTGTAACCGGAACATCAGCAACAGCGGGGGAAGGATATATTGATTTTAAATTTTCTGCCAACCCTCAGGATGACGCGATTGTTTCTTATCTTGTTATAAGGCCAGCGGCCAGTTAATTTTAACGGGGGGGCGGGGAAACCCGCTCCCGCTCTCAAAAGTGAAAGGGGGTAAGCATGGCAGTTACATACATAGGCCACTTAAAAAATAAAGCTATTGGCTTATCTACGGATATAAAGTTGGTAGCGGGCGGATATATAATCCCAACCCCATCGGCGTAGGGGGGGTATGAACAACTATACTGACACCTCGGAAACAACGATTACGGTGAAATGGTGGTGCGTGATTGTTCTCATCATTAGTATTTTCGGGTTCTTTTTTCTTGGATTTATTAA